CCAAAAGGAACATAAAAATGCCTGACATTAATATAGGACGCGCCCTCTCCGGATTAGGCGCAGCATTCAAGAACGAGGTTCCTGCTTTTCTTCAGCAAGTGCGTCGAGAAGACCTAGACGCTGAGAGAAGGGCGGAGCGGGAGATGTTCTTAGCTGATCGCAGCTTTGACAGGGGCATAGCCGCAGAAGATAGGGAAATGGTCTTGAGAGAAAGGCGCAAGAAGACAATGTTTCAGGATATGGCTGTGGCTAAGACTCTGTTTGATGTTGAAGACTATCAGGGCATTGTTGAATTGATGGGAGATCGAGTAAATATTTTAGGTGATACAGATGCAGACCCTAGCCATTCAATAAATTACGGGACTCTTGCCTCTAGAGCAGCTTCGGGCGACTCTAGCGCAATAGAAGAGCTAGGCGTGGCGCTTCAGAATGCAGTGGCTGTTGGTTATGCAAGAGGCATGATTCCTCTACCAGTAGACACATCAACAACCGTCAAGAAAGGCGATGTAGTTTACAACAGGGATAGAAGTATAAGATTTGACAATAGAGTTCCTGAAGAGCCAAAACAAGAAAAAGACGAAAGAGGAGTTCTAAGATTTACGAGTGGGCCTAACGCTGGTCAGCCAGTGTATGGCTCTGGCCCATCTAGCGCACCAACCTCTGGGGTATCGCCTTCTTCAATTCCTGCTGCGATAAGAAGGCCAAACTTGCAAACCGTAGAAGACAGAGGGAAGTACGCCAATTTAAGCTCATTTGATCGAGAGAGATTGATGAGAGAGGATGAACTTGCGGCCCAGGCAGATGCCGATAGAGAAATGAGAATTGCTAGGGAAACAGCCTCCTTAATAATTCCTGATGTTCTTGTTGCAGATTTAGATGAGGATGTTGCAGGTCTTGCGGCAGCAGCTTATAGAGCAGGAAATGGCGGTTCATCTGGAATGGCGGCGGCAAGCAAAGTCATAGAGGACAGCAAAGAGCTTAGTAGAATGGAAAATATGGCCGTATCTTTGTCAGAAATATTTCCTTCTGCTGACAACGCAGAGATGGCAGAGCTGCAATCTATTGTTAGAAACGCTGAAAGTTATGAGAAAGGCATGGAGTCGGCTCAAAAAAGAAGAGAGTCCCAAAAAATGGATTCCGCAGGAAGAGAGAATAAATTGCGCGGCCTTCAGCTAATAGACAGGATTATTGCGAACAAGGACTTAAACGCTGTTCTTGGAAGTTTGGAAGGCCGGCACGAGATAGGCGATTTGGCTCACAGGTGGGACCCGCAAGAAACCAATGCAATCGCAGATATTGATAATCTGAGGGATATATTAACGGGCGATAACCTTGGCATGATGTCTGGCGTATTGAGCGAGTCAGACATGAAAATTATTGCCAATATTGCCGGTGGTGGTCTTGAGCGGCAAAGAGATGAAGATGTATTCATGGAAGATATTATGGCTATAAGAGACGCTCTTGCCAGAGCCTTTGACCCTGATTCCGCGCCAGTAGTAATGTCGACAACAGTTACACCAGAAGCAAGCAGCGGCACTCCCTCTAGAGTGGTTACTTATGATAGCGCGGGGAACAGAATAAGATGAGCGAAGAAGCTAGGCTTGCAGATGGAACGATCTTACGCTTTCCCGATGGGACTGATCCTGCCGTCATGGATAGGGCGGTTGCAGAGTATATGTCAGAACAAGAACCATCCTATGACTACGGCGGCGATAGACCCCTGACTGATGCGTTTATGCCTTACCGCAGGAAGGTGTTGAAAGAAGAACAAAACATTCCAACTGGTCGAACATCTTTTGACAGAAGGGGAAGAATGCAGCAAGAGATTCAGAACGTGCCAGCCGAATATGGCCCTGCTGAATATGATCTATCCTATATGCCTCTTGTTAGAGGAATTAAGCAGACGGGTGAGTTTCTTGGTGATGTCTTTTTTGGCGATGCCAATGAACAGGCGGCTGCTCTTGCGCCTGTCGTATCGGTAGTTAAGTCCATCCCTTCTATGCTCACCGGCCAGATAGAGGCGGCTGGAAGTGAAACAGGCTCAGTGTATAACCCAGAAACAGGCTCTATTACCGAATTTGATCCGCTCATGTCTTTGGCCGCTTCATCTGGCGTAGTAAGAATGCCCGCAGCGGTAAGAGAAACGGGCAGAATGATTCAGTCAGTAGGGGATAGGGGTAGGGGGTTGGTTGAGAGGGCTAGGAACTATGAAAGCCCAAGTGCTATAGAGGCGGCTGAGAATATGCGCAGAGGGGGAATGCCAGCTACTAGAAACTCTACTGCGGGATACAGGCTTGAAGAAGTTATTGATGGCAGCAATCCAGAGATTCCTAGACTTCCTGCGCCTAGCGATTCTCCTGATGGAGCGCCTGATTACATAGCAAGGGGTCAAAGATATAGGGCTGTTAAAGACCCTGTACAAAATGCAGCAATACGGCAAGGCTTTGATGAAGGGCTAGTGGCGATGATAAGAGAAGCTAGTCCAACAGACAGAAGAAATATGCTTCGATCTTTAAATATAATGGAAGAGGCCACAAACAACACACGGTATAGAATGACTGCGCGAACTACTGACATTGCTGGAGACTCTGCACTTAATCGTTATAAAGTTGTAAGAGATATGAATCAAAGAGCTGGTCGAGGAATTGATGAGTTTGCCAAAGCAAATTTAAAGAATGATTATGTTGATTTTAATGGCCCAATAAACGATTTCAAAAATGACTTAGAGAATATGCAAATCAAAATTAAAGATAATGGTGATTTGGATTTTTCTAAGTCCGATATTCAAGGAATGACAGGGGTTGAAAATCTTATCACCAGGGTGGTCGGTAGGATGAGAAACAACAGAAGAATAAGTGCTTACGAAGTGCATACTTTTAAAAGATTTTTAGATACTCAAGTTACTTTTGGAAAAACATTAGATGGTCTTGCTGGAGATGCGGAGCGAATAATAAAATCCTTGCGGAGAAGAATGGATGAGATTCTTGATAACCAATATCCAGAATATGACACCCTGAACTTAACCTATGCTGAATCCATAAATGCTTTGGATGACTTTAAAAAAGCTATTGGCCGCACCATTGATCTTGATGGTCGCCGAGCTAATAGCGCGGTTGGAACAGCAGTGAGGGCTGTTGGGTCAAATAGAGTTAGTAGGTCGAATCTATTAAACTCACTAGAAGACTTAGACAATTTGGCAGCAAAATACGGCAATAGGTTTGACGATGATCTGTTAACGCAGGCTCAATTTACTATGGAGTTGGACAAAATTTTTGGAAGCAAAGAGGGAACAAGTTTGGCTGGAATAGTTGAAGGAGCAGCCGCTAATGTACCCACAAACATCACCGGAGCTATAGCCTCGGCTGGAAAGTTTGGTATCAATCAATTGTTAGGCAAAGACGAATTTAAACAGTTTAGAGCTATGGAAGAGTTGCTAAAGAGCTTTGACTAAAAAAATTAGAATTACAGGTGATAACTAATGGCAAGATTCGGTGATTTCGATCAATACCTAGACAACGCTGGCGACCCGCTTGTCTCAGGCAAGATATACTTTTACGAGTCTGGCACAACGACTTTTAAAACTACCTACTCGGATATTAACAACTCTATCCCTAACGCGAATCCTGTCATTCTTACGGCGGCCGGCAGACAGCCCAACGTATTCTTTGACGGTGTTGCTAAGGCAATCCTTGCTACAAGTGCAGATGTTCAGATAGCGGTCCGTGACCCGGTTGGTCAGACAGATACCGACTTTGGCGACCAATGGGTAGCCACTAAGATATATAGCGCCACCGACGTTGTGCTTGGCTCTAATGGCGTATTCTATCGATCCCTAGTTAACGGCAACCAGAACAATAACCCAGTGTCTACAACCGGATTCTGGACGTTGCTCTATTCGGTCGAGTGGAACGCTGGAATTACTTATAGCATTGGTGATGTGGTCCTGTATGGAACGACTCAGTATCAATCACTACAGAACTCAAATCTTAATCAAAACCCATCGACTATGACAGCGTACTGGGCATCATTAGCCTTTGCCTGGTTAGCCACCAGAACCTATGCCATTAATGAGAACGTGGTCGGTACAGACGGCATACTCTACACCTCATTGCAAGCCTCAAACTTAAATAAAGAACCGTCTGCCAATCCCTTATGGTGGGTTGGTACTTCAGCGGCTGCCGCTGCCAGTGCAACTGCTGCTGCTGGCTCGGCAACTGCTGCGGCTGGCTCTGCTACGGCTGCGGGTGTCGATGCTCTTGCTTCGGCTGCTAGTGCTGTAATTTCTGCTGCCGAAGCCACTGCGTCTGCTGGATCAGCCACCGCTGCTGCGGGTAGTGCTACTGCCGCTGCCGGTAGTGAAACCGCTGCCGCTGGGTCTGCAACTGCTGCTGCTGGCTCGGCTACTTCCGCTGCTGCCAGCTATGCCAGTTTTATTGAAAGATACATGGGCGCCTATGCAGCCGCCCCAACAACAACTTTTGAGGGTGCGCTGTACTGGAATTCTGTCTCAGATGAGATGTTTGTCTGGAATGCAACGTCCTGGGAAGTTATCTCAGGAACCGGAACTGTTACTTCAGTTCAAATGGCCGGAGGCACAACAGGGCTGACTTATTCGGGTGGCCCGATTACAGGCGCGGGAACTATTACAACGGCTGGAACATTAGCCGCTGCCAATGGGGGAACTGGGATAACCGCAGTAGGCACTTCTGGAAACGTGCTTACATCTACTGGCTCGGCTTGGGCCTCAACCGCCCCAGCAGCAGCGGGTGTTGTTTATGTGGCAAAGACAGGAAATTACACAACCTCAAACTTGGAGGGTGTTTTAGCAAATACTAGCGGTGGCGGGTTTACAGTTACTTTGCCCGCCAGTCCAACACTTGGCGATCAGGTAGTTATTGCTGATGCAGGAGGAGCTTTTGGCACTAACAACTGTATTGCTGGTCGTAACGGATCAACCATCGAGGGAGCCGCTGCTGATTTAAACCTTGATATAGACGGCGTTAGTGTGCAATTCGTTTACAGCGGCACGACTTGGGAGGTCTATGCACAGATTGGTGGCAATGGTGGCTCTGTAGTTACACTAGCAGGGGTTCAGACTCTTACCAATAAAACCTTAACCGCTCCTGTATTGACAGCACCAGTTTTAGGAACTCCGGCAAGTGGTACAGCGACTAACCTGACAGGACTTCCTCCTGCTGGTGTAACAGGCACAGCCGCCATTCTAGGCGCTAACACTTTCACAGCTTTACAAACTGAAGCTGCTGGTGCTGACATAGCTTCGGCAACGGCTACCGACCTCACCGCTGCTACTGGTAATACAGTAGTCATTACAGGCACAACACCAGCTACAAGCCTCACAATGACAGCGGGTCAGCAGATGATACTTATAGCTGCTGCCGCATGGCCTCTGACCTTTCATGCCACGACAATGAACATCGTCGGAGGCGTGAGTTATACCTGTGCCGCTGGCGACAGGCTTTATGTAACTAAAGATGTTGATAATGTTATACGGGTGTCAGTGAATAAACAGGATGGAACGTCGGTTGTGTCGGCTGGCACGGCTCCCGTCTTTGATCGCGTAGTTAGAACGTCGGCTGATGTTACTACCACAAGTACATCTTTAGTTGACCTCACAGGCGCTACAATTACATTTACTACAGGGGCGTTCCCAGTTGCATTTGGCGCGGTTCAAAGCACCTATAATACAGCAGGGACTAATAACTCTTTTAATATACTTGTTGATGCTGCACTTCAGTTTGGAACTATCGGTCTTACCATAAATTGCACAGACTCCTTCGTGGATTTCAATGGCTCCTTTACTGGACAAAGCGCGGCTCTTAGTGCTGGCTCTCATACTATTAAGATGCAGTGGTTGGTGGGAGCTAATACAGGTACAGTAGATGCAAACTCTCTTAGAAGCCATATGTTCTGGGCGCACGAAATAAGGTAAATTATGAAAACTACTCACACAAAGATTATAAACTGTTCGGCAATTACTGCGGAAGAATGTAGTGATAATATCCTTGCTGCTTTGGGGCATGGAGCCGCCTTTAAGTTAAAAGCCGATACACCAGATGATACTGTGCATGGGTCAGTGTGCGTTACGCACCACGAACACCCAACTCCTCACACAATAGAAATTGAGGTTTACGAACAGGATTCATTTCCGTCAACACTCATAGTTAGGGGTAAACCAGAGGGCCGCAGAAGCACACTAAAACGCCCTGAAGTTATGCCCACCCAAACATCATTGCAGGAAAAACTCGATGCGATATAACCATGACCGCTGAGATGACCACTCACAGACAATCGCTCGGAGATGTCCCAGCTCAGGACGGTTTCCTTTACGATATTACTTGGCCCACCGAACCTGTATAGAGGATTAAGAGAACATGGCTAACTTATCAGACATCATCACCCCAACGAACCTTGTCACTAAGACGGGGACGGACACTCTTACTAATAAGACTTTAACCTCTCCTGTGTTGACAACACCAGCTTTAGGAACTCCTTCCGCTTTAGTGCTTACTAACGCCACAGGGACATTAACTTCCCCAACTTTTGTTACTCCAGCTCTAGGAACTCCTGCATCTGGTGTAATGACCAATGCGACGGGGCTTCCTTTAACTTCTGGTGTTACAGGAACTCTTCCCATTGCCAACGGTGGCACAAATTCAACATCCACCACTTATTGCAGTCTTACAGCTAATGTTTCAGGAACTCTTCCTGTAGCTAATGGGGGAACTGGCGCAACAACGCTAACGGCTAATAATGTAGTTTTGGGTAATGGCACATCGGCAGTTCAGGTAGTAGCACCGAGCACATCAGGGAATGTATTAACCTCCAACGGTTCTACTTGGCAATCAACTGTTCCGGCGGCTGGCGGTAGCATGGTATTAATATCCACTACTACTATTTCTGGCACTCCTTCAAGCGTTGAGATAACAAGTGGCATTTCTTCTACTTATGATAATTATATTATATATGGAGCTGGTATCATTGGGTCGGTTACTGATGATGGACGGGTACGAGTCTACAAAGGAGGTAGTTTACTAACGTCGGCTGATTATACTTTCTACAGAGTAACTGGAGTCCAAGTCTCCTCTCAGACCGCTTTTAGTGAGGCGTGGTCTATAAATAGTAGTAGCCCTTCCCTTGGGTTTAAAATAAACCTAGTGAACGTAAACAGCTCTCAATTTTCCCTATCTTCATTTGGAGGATATTTAAGCAACGGAACCGGATGGAATCATTCAAGCTCTGGGAGTGTTACTGGCGTTAGCATTTATCCGGCCGGAGGAACTTTCACAGCAGGAACTATTAGTTTATACGGCATTGTAAAATCATAGGAATAAATTATGACACGTTATAAAGCAACACCAGATGGCAATGTTCCGTTTACTCCTGAAGAAGAAGCAGAGTGGGACGTACAAGAAGCAGAACACGCAGCAGGTGCAGACGATAGAGCTGCTGCTGAGATTCGCACAGAGCGTGACGCTAAACTAGCTGCTACAGACTTCCACGGTCTAACCGACACGGTTATGAGCGAAGCGATGACAACTTATCGACAGGCTTTAAGGGATGTTCCCGAACAAGATGGGTTTCCTCACGAAGTCACTTGGCCCGATAGTCCGTAAGCGATGACCGAAGCAGAGATGGAAGCAATGATTGAACGCGCTGTGGAAGCGGGAGCTAGAACGGCACTGCGCGAAGTAGGGCTGTCCGATGAAGATGCAAATTCTGATGTGAAAGAACTCAGGAACTTGCTCGATTCCTTCCGCTCGGCAAAACGTACCGTGGGTAAAACCATTGTCCAGGCGCTGACTACGTTGTTTCTTGCGGCACTGATGGCGGGTGCATACTTCAATTTCACAGATAAACAGTGAGGTGAGCTATGCCAGAGCCATTAGAGGTACAGCAAAACACTCAGTTTCAACTGGATTTAAAGACTCTAATAGGTCTGCTTGCTGGATTTATCTCTATTGCGGGAGTGTATTTCACGCTGACATCGGAGATAGCGCAGCTCCAAATTGATAACATTCGAGTCCAAGCCTCTGTGCTTCTGAACGAAGAGTTCCGTATAAAATGGCCTCGTGGAGAGCTTGGCGCTTTGCCAGATGACGCTAGACAAGACTTACGAATAGAGTACCTACAGCGTGATTTAGAAGCTGTTGAGGCGCTAATCCAGAAACATTTCAACGAACATGATGCGGAATAAAGGTGAACAGATGATTAAAAACTTATTAGCTAAAATCGGTGGTCCTGTCTGGAGATTGTTTCAGACAAGCAAGCATCACCATATTGGCGCAGTGATTGTGCTACTTGTGGTAGGCATTGTTATTTGGGTTGTTCTCTAGCCCATGCTTTTGGGACTAAGTGCCTTGATTGGGCCTATTTCGGCAATCCTTGATAAGGTAATTCCAGACAAAGACCTGCGTGAAAAGCTGTCGCATGACATTGCGACAATGGCTGAGAAGCACACGCAAGAACAGGTCATGGCCCAGATCGAGGTCAACAAGGTCGAGGCCGCTCACCACAACTTGTTTGTGGCCGGATGGCGACCGGCAATTGGCTGGATATGTGCGCTCGGCATGGGTGGAAACTTTCTCATTATTCCCTTTGTAAACATGGGGTTAGAGCTAACTGAGAGCGGCGTTTTGATACCGATGATTGAGCTTGCAGAAATGATGCCAGTTCTTATGGGTATGCTCGGCTTAGGAGCGATGCGCTCCTTTGAAAAAGCCAAAGGGGTAAGCAGGGAAAAGTAATGCCAGAAATCTATCTGCCCGCAAAGCTAAACCGCTTTCTAGAACCTAAAAGGTTCAAGATAGCCATTGGTGGGCGTGGCTCTGGTAAGAGCATGAGCTTTGCCAATATGTGCCTGATGGATGCACAGATAAAGAATATAAAGACGCTTTGCTTTCGCGAGTACCAGAACTCTATTGATGACTCTGTTCACTCGCTTTTAAAGGCAGAGATTGATCGTTTAAAACTTAACGGTTTTAGTGTCCAGAAATCCGCCATCCTGCTTAATGATGAGCCTATGTTTAAGTTCAAGGGCTTGGCGCGTGATCCAGAAGCAGTTAAGTCTGCACACGGTTTCCAACGATTTTGGGTTGAAGAGGCCCAGACTATTAGCTTTGATTCGCTTAAAGCCTTAACGCCAACACTGCGAGAGGAAGGCTCAGAGATATGGTTCTCTGCTAACCCGCGCTCCTCAGTTGACGCATTCAGCCAGCGATTCATCAAGCCCTACGAGAAGCAGTTGCTTAGGGACGGCTCTTATGAGGATGATGACCACCTTATTATATCGATAAACATTGAGGACAACCGGCTTGCCCCAGATGTTTTGCTAAGAGAAATGGCGGGTGATAAAGAGCGGATGTCGCCCGCCTTGTTCAGCCATATCTGGTCTGGTCATTTTCTTGATGATGTGCAGGACTCGATAATTCCCTCTGAATGGTTTGATGCGGCCATTGATTCGCACAAGAAGCTAGGCTTTGAGGCAAGTGGTGCTGTTATAGCCTCTCACGACCCCTCAGATGAGGGTGGAGACAGTAAGGGCTTCGCTCTGCGTAAGGGTTCAGTCATTCTTGATGTCTGCGAGAAGGTCACAGGAGACTCTAACGAGGGCATGGATTGGGCGCTAGAAAAGTCCAGAGAGGCACAAGCTGATTGGCTGGTGTGGGATTGCGACGGGCTGGGTATCTCATTGAAGCGTCAGGTTGACCAGGAACTGGAATCAACTAAGATGCAGAAGCACCAGTTTAGAGGTTCAGAGTCCCCCGATGATAGCGAGCTACCGTATTCGGGCAGGGACTCAAAGACTAATCGAGACACCTTTCTTAACAAGAGGGCGCAGTATTGGTGGAAGCTAAGGGATAGGTTCTATGCGACCTATCGGGCGGTAGAGAAGGGCGAATACATTAACCCAGAAGAGCTTATATCCTTATCCTCTGAGATTGATGTCCTTGACCAATTACGCAGTGAGGTTTGCCGAATACCTCAGAAACGCTCTAACAGTGGTAAAATTCAGATTATGAGCAAGATAGATATGGCAAAGAAGCCTTATCAGCTACCTTCGCCAAACATGGGCGATTCCTTGATGATGGCGATGTTCTCGCCCAAAGCAACGCGACAAGATGCCGTGAAACTTAATTTTAGTGGTTGGGGTTAAAA